GCTTTAATCCTTAACGTTAAGCGTTAATGAATCATATACCAATTGGTAAAGTCGTCAAGACGCGCCAATCGAATGCCCAGCCTGTGCCAGTGGCGAAAGCCGTAGGGCTGACTCCAGGTGATCCGGTGACAAATGGGCATAGCGCATCGTCATGGTGATCGACGAGTGCCCTAGGATTCGCTGCAGGCTGAGAATGTCACCGCCGGCCATCATGTAGTGACTGGCGAAGGTGTGCCGGAGGATATGGGTTAGCTGCCCTGGTGTATCGAAACCACAACGTTTGTAAGCACCTCGGAATGCAGATCGACACGTCATGAACAGCCGTCCGTTCCCGGGCATCCCGAGCTTCAACGCTATTTCCTCGACCTCCTTCGGTATCGGTACGGACCGAGACTGCCTGTTCTTTGTCCGGTGAAAATGCGCCTTGCCACCGAATAGAGCTGCACGAGAGATGGATTCCGCCTCATCCCAGCGAGCGCCCGTAGCCAAGCACAGAAGCGCAACCGGATAGGTGTGATTGTTGGTCGACCGGCGACACTCATCGAGCAGCTGACGGATCTGTGGAAGCGTTAGAAAGGTCAGTTCGGTCTGGTCGGTCTTGATCTGGCGGATGCTGGCCAGCGGGTTCTTACCCACCCAGGCGCCAAGGCGAATCAACTCGGAAAACACGGCAGACAAATAGCGCTGTTCGTGATTGACGGTGTGCGGAGAGGCTTCCTTGAGTCGGCGCTGACGATAACGTGCCCATGCCAGGGCATCGAACTCAGAAGCCAGAGGGTCACCTAGCCGTTCAGCAACTGCGAGTGTTCGTGACAGTCGTGTTTTCTCGTCTTTCAGCGAACAGCCGTGCAGCGAATGCCACAGGGTGACCAAGTCAGAAAGGCGATCATCTAGCGGTCGGCCTGTGAGCTTGAAGGTCGCAAAGAACTCGGATTCATAGCGCTGAGCTGCTGCCTTCGTCAGAAATCCTTTCTTGCGAATACGCCGCCCTGCCCGGCCATTCTCATAGAAGTCAGCCGTCCAGGTTTTGCCGTCTTTCCGAGCTGTCATACCGCCCTACCCCATCGAACATGACGTTCCTGAAGCAGTGTCTTGATGTGCTTGTACAGGTCACGCTCGCTCATATCCTTGGCCGCATAGTGGTCACGAATGACCGGCCAGCATTCCCATTCCTTCAATCGATCAAATGCGGTTTTAGCGCCCACTCGCTCCCGTGCCAGCAGGCTTACGAAGTTTCCCAGGAACAGCTCCACGTTCTTGCCAGAGAAGCCGCGAGAGGTCTTGTAGTACCGCTTGTATTGGGTTTCATCAATTAGGGAATCGACCGGCACATCCACCCGCACGTCATCACGGATGAGGGTCCAGATCGGCTCGAAGTAGCCAGGACGGGCAAGCAATTTGAACTGGCCCAGGCCATAGCGCCAGAGGCCGTCTAGATGGGCTGAAAACGCCGCAAAAGAGTCGATATCAATGGCTTGCCCGGTCTTCACATCCACGGAGCCACTCGCGAATTGCTGAATGACTGAGTGGTGATAACGCAGCTCGACGCGCCACACGTCCTGAGCCGGGTCGTAGTTGTCCGGGTCTATCTGGTCCAGAGAGTCACGACGACGCCAGACGCTTTCCCAATAGTCGAGCTTGTCATGGGAACGCGCCTGAAGTGTCTTGTTGTAGATGCCGAGTTGAACGCCCCCGGCAGAGCCAAATAGATAGGACTGGCCCCGCCCGTAGGTGGCTGCTTCCATGGTCCACTGGATTTCTTTGATGCCCGAAATATCCCGGTTAGCGCGGGCGCGACAGTGCATGCGGGCGGTCAAGTCAGCCGGAGGCGTCCAACCCTGGAGATCCAGTGCGAGATGGACAGCACACTGGTTGCGTTCGCGGTTGGTCATGACGGCTGCGGCGTAGTAGTCCATCCGCTCTTGCAGACGCTCAGGCGACAGCGCGTCGATGGCGTGCGGCGATACTTCGATTTTCAGGTGTGGGCCGATCTGCTCCAGCTTGGCGTTGAAATTTTTGATAAGCAGGATGATGCCAAGGTCAGCATTCTGGAGCTTGTACTGGTAGCCCGAGTCCCGGCCAACACGACCGGCGTGCCAGAACTCTCCAGCAAACTCGACCATGACGCCCGGTTTCTCGAACAGCGCCATGATTTCGGGACGGATCAGTCCGCGATACAGCTGGCGGACCGTATCCACGCCGCAATGCAACAAGCGGACGCTGGATAGATCGACTATCCGAGCGGTGCCCGGGTCGACGAACAACCGGCTTCGGCTGTCTTCCAATCCGGTGAGAAGATCGATTCGTTTGAAGTCTTTGTTGGCCATTTTGTTTCCCCTTCACTATGGGTTACTAAGGTTGTTCTGTTTGATTTATCTGACGTGCTACAGGGACGTCAGCGCGCGCAGCACGCCGGCTCGTGCCTCGCCGTGCGTGCCAAGGACGCGCTGACGGTCTTCACCACAGGAATTCCCCCTTCACATACGGAACATGCGTAAAACGCGTGCCCTGGGGCTCGCTTTGTTCCTGGCGAGGCTGTGCAACCGGCTGCGGTGCCGGTAGCTGGTTGTTCCGGTTCTGGTCTTGCATCGAGCCTCGGTCGGGCTTGGTCGGGTCGAAGTAGCCGTTCTGCACAACCGTCATGCAGAACTCGAACGACACCTGCAGCAACGTGCCTTGCTGGGAATTGCATCGGCAGCCGGTCAGCCCGTCATCGGTATCGCCAATGCTCATTCGCCGTCGGTTGCGGCTGATGAGCGCTCGGTCGTTGGTGGCGATGCAGACGGGCTTGGGGAAGGACTGCGGAGTGTTCAGCTGGTCATAGATCGGCGCTGAGCCGGGTACATCCTGAATCCGGGGCACACGTGAACCGAGATACTGTTCAAGCGTTTGCGGCTGTTCCTGGCCCTGTGCGCCGATGGGGTTGATGAAGGAGCCAACGACGCTTTTCGCCTGATCGACCATGCTTTCAGATTCAATCGGCGCGCCGATCTGGTCTGCCGAATCAGGTGCGGTCTTTTCCTGTTCATAGCGCGCATACGCGCGGTACACCAGAAACCCCGCCCCGATGATCACCGCCGCGGCCAACAGGAACTTGGTCGGCACCTTGGTTTGGAAGTGGTGCTTAGCGTTCGTGCTGGTGTAGGCACCGAAGTACTTTTTATCCAGCCGCAGCGACTTCTTGTCGGCATCCTTGAAGCTGGATTTCACCTCGACCTTTTCCACCACCACTTCCGACTCGAAGCGCAGCAGCTGCGAGGATTTGAAGACGCGCCAATAGTGGATATGCGAGTTGCACAGGCGGCGAAGGTGAACATCGAGGTAGCGCGGGTCTTGAGTCACCAGATGCACTTCGTGGCCTTGGTGGCGCATCGTCTCGAAGCGGGTGATGTGCTCGGGTGGCCTTGCCCGTGGATCGCGTGAGCCAAACCAGCCTTGGGCCTCATCGACCACGATGATCGCGTCGGCAGGCAACTCGAACCACTTTTCGGGATCTTCAAACACGAACCAGCTCGCCTTGAGCTGTTCGGGCTTGAGGCCGTTGATGTTGTGGTAGTAGACGACGCGCCCCTGGGCGTGGGCGCTCTGGTCGACTTCGCGGATGGTGTTTAGGGTCTTGCCGTGCCCCGGCTTACCCGTGCGGATGATAAGCATGGGATCAGGCCGTGAAGGTGGTGACGTTGCCGAGCTTGGTACGGCGGTCGGCAAGCTTGTCGATGCCGGTCAGCACCATCCGAGTGGTGATCGCGGCGAAGTACATGTTCAGCGCCACATCGATCTTCGCCAGCCCCAAGACCATTTGAATCGACTGGGCGACGTTGCCCATGTTGGCGAGCATGTAGTCCTTCGCCTGGCCAATGACGAAGTTGATACCTAAGTAGCTGACCATGCCGATGCCAAGCACCCGGAGGACCATCATTACCAGCGGTTTGACGATCATTACGGCGAGTACAGCGAGGTAGTAGAAATGCATCAGGCACCTCCAAAGGCGCGGCCGACATAGACGGCGCAGAACATTGCGGTGAATGCCACGATTAGCCAGGACATATCCGTAGCCGCTTGGCACAGAGGTTCGTACTTGATTTGCAGGGTGCGGCCACCGTTTGAACGGAGGTTCATGCTCTCGGGTGCAGGGCAGCCGGACGGCAGAAAGCGACCGGCGCTGTTGATGAAGCTGGGCGCGTTGACCTCGGCTTCTTTCAGTTCGAACTGTTCGCCCTGAAACAGCCCTTCGATATCGCTCTTCTTCTTATCGAAATCGGCCTGTTCTTCGGCATGGCAACGCAGCTCTTTCTGCTGCCTGAGGATGGCGCACTGAACAGCATCGCCTTCGCAGGTAAGCGCAGCAGTGCAGGCTTCACCACCCACCGATGAAGTGGGTTCTTCTTCCTCGGGATCGCCTTCATCCCCCGAGCCGTTGCCATCCCCATCGCCGCTTCCATCTCCGTCACCGGAACCATCGCCATCACTGTCTCCACTGCCGTCACCGGAACCATCACCCGAGCCATCGCCGGACCCGCCACCACCACCCGAGCCGCCACCACCGGAGCCATCACCAGGGTCGGTCGGATCTGTGGGGTCGGTTGGGTTCGTGGGATCTGTCGGATCGGTGGGGTCAGGCGGCAATGAGCAGAAGGTGCCATTCCAGACGTAGCCGGTCGGGCAGCTGTTGTCAGGGTCCGGCGGTGGGGTGTCGTCGGGGTCCTGCGTATCGCCTTCGGTTGGGTTGCCGGGCGCCTGATAAGGCGATTCGCCGCCCGTGCATTGCAGGCCTGCACTTTTATAGGTGTACACACCGAACACACCGGCAGGCGAACCGCTTTTATAGACGTAGACATTTGAAGGTGCGGTGAAGGAAAAGGCGTAGGCGCAGGAATTAGCGCAGATGGAACCAGGAGGATCGATAGTCGGCTGACCGACTGCCGGCTTCATTAGATGTTCGTGTGTTGTTGATTGACCGTTGGTTGATTCGCATGGGTTCGGCGGGTCGGGCAACGGATCGCAAAGGCTAGTGGCGGGATTGCTAACGGTTCCTTCTGGGCAGGAATCGCCATATCTACTAACAGGAGTAGAACTAAAATGAGTACCGTTCTTACGCTCGTAATAGCACCGATATGTATTGGCACTGTAGTATGAAACAGATGCAAGGACTATATCTCCGCTACTCCACAGCGCTTTATAACCAGCCTCCCAGTTCTCTGGAATTCCATTGCAAGCAGCAGTTGGCGTCGCGTATTGGGGTGCATACCAATAATAATTAGCGGCACTAACTCCCTGAGAAAAAAGTACCGAAAACGCTAAGCACACCAAGGACGCTATCACGCGACTTGTTCTAAAGAGTGAACTATCCACCTTCACACCCGCCCAAAAAACACGAGATAGAACGCCAGGGTGGTCAGGATCAGGACGTACAGTTGGTAGCTCATTGGCGTTCCCTCGGAAGTGAAAACCCCGCCGGAGCGGGGTTTGTTTGCTTCGGCACGTGCGGTGCGCAACCCCGGCTTACAGGGCGCGGCGCATGTACTTGAACGCCATGGCGGCGATGATCACGGCGAAGACGGCCCAGCCGATGGTGCCGACATCGGTGCCGGCCTCATCGAGTGCGCCGGTTGCTTCCGGTGGAACGGCTGCGTAGACGGTGCCAGCCAAAGTGGAGAGCGCGGCAGCAGCGCCAACGCCGATTTTCTTGATGAAGTGCTTGTTCAGTTGCATGGGTGATACCTCACTGTTTCAGGACTTTTTTGAGGACCAGAAAACCGAACACGGTGGCAAAGAGCACGATGGCTTCTGCCTGGAGTTCGGAGACCTGTTCCCAGGACAGTGCAGCGCCGTAGAGGCTCTGCATTTCCTCGACCGTGAGGGCGACCAGCGACCCGGAGCAGACAGGCGTACCGTCAGCGCCTTGCAGCCAGTCACCGTCACAGGCGAGGAAATTCATGCACCGGCCTCTAGGAGGTCGGCGGCTTGTTCGAGGGGTTCGCAGTCGGGGCAGACGGCGAAATGGGGCGGCAACCGCAGATCGGGCAGCAGATCGCTTTGCGGTGCGGGAAGGCTCATGAGCTTGCCCATGTCGTTGCCGCAGCAGTCGCAGATAACGCGGTCACCCATCAGCATGGTCCGCCCCTCCCCTTAGTTGGCTTTGGCTGGTTCCGGCTGAGTGCCGGTCGCAGGTTTGCCGGGTTGTTGGGTCGGCTGCTGAGTGGGCTTGCTGGCCTGGGTGGCGTTGGTCTTCGCGGACTCCAGATGGAGGCAGAGATTGTTGCCCTTCTGCTTGCCTGCCCGGGCAATCTCGAAATGGATACGCACGGTTTCCAGCGGTTCGAAGTTGGCGCCGGAGGCAAACACCTCATCGGCCACTTCCAGGGGAACGTCCATGCTGACGATGGACAAGCCGTTTTCGGTTTGGCCGTCCGGCTCATCGCCGTAGAAGACTTTAACGATCTTCACTTCGGTGCCGTTCTGGCTGAATGCGAGCTTCTGAGTGCCGAGAAATGCAACTTCCATAGTTGAACGTGCCATGTTGTGTTACCTCAGTTAGTTACGCTTAGTGCGTGGGTTTGCCTTTTTGCGGGCCGAGAGAGCCCAGGCCGAGGAACTGTTAAAGTTCTCCTCTCGCCAGGGTTTACGCGGCTTACAACGGGTTTGTGATACTAGTTATACACGCTTGGAAAACGTTTTTATCACCGGAAAACGAACTTCATAGTTGCCGTTAGTTTATGGAATAGAGTGGGATAGTCTGGTGTTTAAACTTTCGTACTATTAATTTCATCGATAGTTGATTAACACCAAGGGCTTTGCCCTTGTCATCCCACTCTTGCCGCCGAGGGCTCGGGAGCGCGGGGCGGAGAAGCTGCCCCACACTCACGAGCGAAGGCTTTTCTGTTTGTGCAGGGTCAAGGGTGCGCTCCGCCCGTGCTTCCGTTTTTCCGAACGGTGAAGCGTGTTCGGACAAGCCGGGAGCGCGGCCCTGGACCTGTTCGGCCTCGGTGTTGGTTGTATTGGTGGGAACGCTGTCGGGCTTGGCTCCGTCGCGGTGCTCGCTGATCTTCATCGCTAACCAGGGGAAGCCGAAGATCACCACCGCAAGCAACGCGATGGGCAGATAGACGCGCCAGAAGATGTCAGCGTGTGCTTCTTGATTAGCCACGGCTCAGGCCTCCAGCTCGAGCGGTTCGTGGATTGGCACGTAGGGCGTGGGTTTGCCGGTGTCGAACACAACGCTCCAATACTTCGGCGGTCGGGATGGTGGCGTGTGTTTCTCGCAGGTAGAGGCCGGTATCACCGCCCATTCCGAGGCGAGGACTGTCCAGACACCAGCGATCTTGCCCATCCTTGTTGTGCGAATCGGCTGCACAGATGCGGGGCGGCATTGGGCGCAGGGTGTGGACCGGGAGCGAGCGGGTTTCGCCACTTCGCGACCGGACCAGCAGACAGAGCAGTCGCAGTCCGGTACGTGCGGAGGCTTGCGGCCATACGTCATAGGTCATGCCCTCGCCGTTGGGAGCAGTAACGATGGTCATCATCGGGCGTACCACCCTTCGCGGATGATCTGGAAGCGCTCACGGGCGCTTTCCTGGGCAAGCAGTGAGTCCAGCGGATCGTCAGCGACGATCTCGGAAACCACGGCATCTATATGGCGATGGCATTCGGTGCGCGACTTGCCTTGCGCCAGAACATTCCATTTCACAAGCTGGCTCGGGCCATGCAGCGAGGCGATGCGCAGGGTGCAGGGGCGATTACTCAT